TGCAGGTATGAATGGATTTGCAACAAAACGTAATATTTCGTTTCCTGAGATCCATATGTTTACCTGTATCGAATCATCTTCTTTTATTTCTTTGGGAAGATCGATACCAATTTCTTCAGCAAACTTAGAGTCCAGCGTACCCCAATACTCAAACACTTCAAAACGACTTCCTTGATAGTTCGGATCATCGTCATTAGAATAGAGAGTATTTTCATAATACTTTTCTTGATAGTTTGGACCACTGTTGAGAACGTCATTAATAGCCTCCTTATTAAAAAATGGACGATTAGAAAGATCACGTACCTGTTCCCTATTCATTCTGTGTCGTTGAATAACATAATCTGCGTCTTCAATACTTGTAGCACTGGGATCAGGATAAAAGTCCCAACAACTTACAGCTTCAACTCTAGGAACAGTACGTTCCATAGGAGCATACTCACCATTTTCCCAGTTGTGTATTGTTTTGTTGTAGTTAAATGGACCTTTAATAATACCTGTTCCAAGTAAAGAACACTCAAAAATAGCGTGACGTAACACAGTAACAGCATTAGTATCCAGTAATTGATCCTGTATACATTTTTCCATTACTCGTGCTGCTTCTGCAGCTGGGCTTATTTGTGGCTCACCTGTTCTTGACGGACCAGAAGCTACATTGGCTCCTGCGTATTTATCTGCAAGACCTCCAAGATTAGCAGGTTGAGGTCCTACTGGTTCTGAAGGCATAGGTGTAGCTTGTGTTGCACCTGGAAGTATCTCTTGACCATCCCCTTCAAAACCGTACATATCAGACATGTTTTGTTGGGCGTTATCTTCTAATGGTACTTGAGATAAGTGTCCGAACTTATCAATCCCTTCAGGCATAGGTGTGGATTCAACAGAAATAGGAAACTTATTGTTAGCGAACAATATGTCTATTATCTGACCATACGCTGCTAAAACTTTAGTCTTAGTAACTTTGATGAAGACTTGACTACGCTCGTTATCACGATACTGCGTTGTTGAGTCGTATATTCCACGATAGTTTTTGTACGACTTTAACCATCGTGTTTCATCGTTTCTACGTCCTGTTTCCGCATTAGAAAACCTAGCCTTAACAGTGCCTATTATACTGTTAAAGTTTTCACGATCACCGTCAAGATCTATAAGACCTTCTGTATCGTCTTCTTCTTCTGCATCATCTAAAAATGATTGATCAGCCATGTAACGTTACTTTGGTTCTGGTGAATTGATGCCTTGTTGTTTGTCTGCAGACATAATCATGGATGCTTGACCCATATGTTTGCTTCCGCTTTCAGAAGGTACTGCTTCTATAAGTACACCTTGATCAGTCTTAGTTGTAAACTCAAGCTTCTCACGATAGAGTTGACTTTCGTTTGCATCAGACATTTCACCATGTTTACTCATCTGACCCATTATGTAGCCAGATTTATATGCTTGTGGATTACCGTACGGCATTTTAGTTCCTCTCGTTTTTGTAATAGTAGTAGTAGTTAAAGTTCAAAATAAGCTTCGTACTCTTTAAGAAAACCAGATCTTTCAGGTACGAACTTATCTTGGTCGGATAGTCCTTGTTGTCGTGCTTCTCTTCTTTTTGTATCTCTCATTTTTGCAAAAGATTCTTGTTGTTCTTCGTATCTAGACATTGTTTCGTCTTGAACTGCTTCTTCTCTGTCTTGCGGAGAAGTTGAGTCTATATACGTGGAACTTTGTCCTGCTTGTGGAACACCTTCTTGCATCATTCTCATTAACTCTTCTTCTGATGTATCTTCTAACGGTGTTTCTCCTGCAGGTTCTGCGGATAACGCAACATCAACAGCAGCATCTGCAGCCAATGGAATCATTGTAGCACCACCTGCTAGTAATCCAATACCAAGCTTTGTAGCACCTTTTGCAGCACCTTTTATCATTCTTTCTGCAAATAGCTGGTTACTTTTTGCTCTTGCCCGTTTTTTAATTTCACGATAAGCGTCCATATTCCCAGCTTCGCGTAATGCAACTGCTTCTTCTATTTCTTGTGGGCTTATAGCTCCAGATTCTAGATCTTGAAACCTGTAGTTAGTTACGTGTTTAGGTTTTGGTTGTTCTTGGGGTTCGCCTAGTAGCTTTGCTTCATCGTTTTTTATTTTAGCGTTTTGTATTCGAGCGGATGCTTTTTCCATTCTTTCTGCTGATGTTTCCATTCTTTTAGCAAGATTTTCAGAATCTTCTGCAGGACCAAGCAAAGAAGCTGTTGCATCTGAAGCTGTACTCTGTACGTTAGATACTGACGGATCTATATTCAATATATCAGGAACACTTAAAGAAGCTTTTTCAAGACCGTAAACTTTAAGTAAATTTTTAGGACTGTCATACCCAACCTCTTTAGCGTAAAAATTAAAGAATGTATCCATAGCACTTGCAACGTTGCCTATACGTCCTTTACGCCCAGGTTTATAATAGTTCAAACCTGTCTCTTTTACAGAATGTCCTAAAACTTGATTCGCAACTCTTAAACCTTCTTCTTCATCAATTATATCAAATATGTTTTTTCTTAAAGCCCCTAAAGTAAAAGGTATTACTTTATCACCTCTAGAATCTATTATTTCTGCCCCTGATTCTTTTAAAGAACTTCTAATAACATCTTGTATGGTTTTTTTCATTGTTGCTGGTGATTTTGAAAATAACTTTTCTTTATTACTTCCTGTTGCAACAACATCTTGTCTTAAATCATCTAATATAGCGTAGATATTACTTCCAAGATTATAATCAATCGGTCTGCCTTTATTATTAATAGAGGCTAATGTTTTTGTTGAGGATCTTAGATACGCTACTTCTTTTCCTATTTCTCCAGGTTTAACTCTTATACCCGATATATCTGTATCTCGTAAACCACTTAAAAGTTTTGTAAGAGCAAAAACCCTTGTTTCTTTATCGGGTATGCTCATAATTCCTTTATGAATAGCTTTACTGAAAACATCAAATTCAGGAAGAATTAAAGGTTTAGATGCTCTTTGAACAGTAAAATCAAATAATCTAGTTTTAGTCTTTGTACGTGCTTTCTTTTCAAAAGACTGAACAGCGTTGGCTACTCCTTCTGGAAGATGAGTTTCAATCAATGCTTTTATATCTGATCCAAGTCTTGCTTTGACGTTAGGTGTGTATTCTTTTTTATTTTCTAACACATTGTCAATTATTCGATCCATAGCCTGATGATTATTTATAGTCGAAAGATCGGCTGTTGTATCAAAACCCATCTTTTCTAATCTATTAACAGTTCTTTCGTAAGAATCTATTGTGGCGTCCGATACTGTTTCTCTTTTAGCATCGATAGCGTCACGAATACTAACTCCAAAATAATTTGGACCTATATCGTTAACTGCTCCAGAAATACCTACTTGCCTAGCACTAGGGGGTATTACTTCTCCTTCTAGTGATGGTACTCCTACTGGTAATTTTTCTTCATCTGCCATATCTAGTAACCAAATACGCTATCTGCTGGTTGAAATGTATCTCTTTTGATCTGGTTGAACAGGTTGTGTTGTGGTAAACCTGTTGGTCTTGTCATACACATGTATCTAAGTGCATCGTAAGCATGATCTTCTGCTTTTGTGTCCACATCTTCACTGTTTGTCTTCGACAACGGAAGTGTGGGTAGTGTTCGTACTAAATTCGTACAGGTTGCAAACATCTTGAGTTTAGGCTCATCTGTACGTTCGTTTATAGCTAGTCTTCGGTGTAATTCTATCTTACCTGCTATTCTGTGCTTATCGGCTGGTATAAAACGCACTCCGTTTCTAATAAGGGACTCTGCTATGCTGGGTCCTGTACCATGTTTAGACCAACACGCTCCATCTAGGACTGATAACTGTATTGTAGGATCATCAACCTCTAGTGCAGTAATTACTTGTGCTAATCTTTCTCCTGTGTAGCCTGATGCGTAGAGTTCCCGATATATCCATATCGTTCCGTCCCAATCTACAGCACCCCAAAGTACGCAACTAGGAGCAGCGTAGCCATAGTCAGCTGCTCGTATTCTAGGCCAGTTATATGGAACTTCAAACGGTTCAACAACGTGCTTGGATCTTTCAAATTCTGAAAAAGCTGCTCCATCTGCAACATCCCAATCACCTTCTAGTAACCTCCTACGTTCTACTTCTGGTAGTGAAAGAAGCATTGCTTCATATTCACCACTTTCCATCAAATATGGATTATCCGTCAGTCTTGCAGGTATAAACCTACGTTGATATAGTGGTTTGTTAGCATGTAACGGATGATTAGGGCCATATTTTAGTATTTTTTTAGTGTCTATGTCTGTAGCCCAGTATGGTTCGTTAGGAACTGCAGGGTCTATAAACATTTTCTTGATCCACCAACCCCCTATACCTCCAGGATTTGCAGATGCTCGCATATATGTTTCTATGTTCGGGTCTGTTGTCCTAAGTCGTGACCGTAAGTAGTTCCAAACATAAGGAGTAGGATACTGTCCAAGCTCATCTACACCTATCCATGTAAAACTTTGTCCTTGGTAGCGTGTAACGTCACTATCTTTATCTACATAACTGAATAACGCTGTTGCACCGCTTGGAAAAGACCAAGTATTCTTGGATTCTCGAAAGATTGCACCTGGAAACGCCTTTGGATACAACTTTCTTGACTGATCTATTAGTTCTGTCAACTCTGACAGTGTTCTACGTAACAATAAGGCTCTGTGGTTGCCGTTTCCAGCGTAACGTAGTAGATCTACCAACATAGCGAAGGATTTTCCTCCACCTGCAGCTCCTCCATATAGTACTTCTTTCTCTGGAGCTGCTAGGAAGTCAACTTGTGGACCCTCATTAGGTGTGAAGATGACTTCTGTGTTGTCTTTTATCGAGTCTCGTATGTCTTTAGGAAGTGTTTTTACAAAATCTTCAGTAGTT